CTAAAGCTACTTCTACATCCGAAAAAGGCACCTCATTACTGCCCGCAGGTGCTACCTGCCGATTGAGCTCTATAAGGGTATAACCAAAGTATTCGCTGTCTAAAATGTTGCTTATAATCTCATTAAACCACACGGACTTTTGTAAAGCTTTGGTTAGCTCCTCGTGTGTCTCACCATTAGCCTTCTGTATGCTGAAGTTAGCCGAAATAGTCTTCAGCTTTCGGTTCTTTATTTGTGAGGTAGTATGCGCGTCAAGCATCATATCACGCACGAGATTATAGTAGGGAAACGTTTTTGGGTTCTCTACATTCTCCGCCATTGCCATTGCATTTTTCCACACAAGTACATCGGCACGGGTGCGCGCCATTGCCTTGGGAACGATATTGCGGGTAGGTTGCAAGGTGTTTTTCCCCGCCCTTGTTTTCTTATAGTTCTTATAGGGTTTCATTACTTGTATTTTCCTTTAATGTTAATACCTTTCTCGGTGATTTGTAGTACTTCGGCACTAAAGCCGTCTGCTTCTAATTGTATGCGTATATGCCTATCAAGGGCGCGGGTAATACTGCCATTCTGTGCTTGCTGAATATTACAGCCCGTAATAGGTGACTCCTTCCACTCTCCTTGCTTGGAGAGCAAAAGGAACTCCACGTGCTGGGCAGTACTTTCACCAAGGACAAAGTCGCCCCCTATGACCTCCAAATCATATTCAGTTGTTACAGTTATATCTTTCATAATAATTGCCTATGGGTGTCCCTGCTTATTCGTGATTGTACTTTTTACGAGAACCATATACAAAAGGTGTAGTTTGCTTTTCGGTTTCCTCTGTACGAGGCACAATAGGTAGTGAACTTATATTCACCTCACCCTTAGCAAGCCTTTTAAGGTACTCTATTGCTCTATCGTAACGTTCTTTGGCGTGGTCATAGATAATATCAGCATTGCACAGATCTACAATATACCACTTTGCTACCGATAGGCAAAGGTTCACCACAAGGGCGTTTCTTTCCTCTCCTCGCTTAGCAAAGATAGCCTCCGCATCGTATCGAGGGCGACCATCCAAATACTCCTTTTTGTCATTGGTGTAGAAGTACGATTTTACCTCCTGCTCAGCAGTATCTAACGCCTGCAGTAATATACTCTCGTCTCCTTCGGTTATCTGCTCCACTTGATAAGAGTAGATGTTATTCTTTAAATCTTCTTTAACTAAAAACATATCAATAATGGTTATTAACTCTTGCCCCAAAAGCGTATTGGTTGGTACTTTGCCTGTTGCGACCTACCAGCCATTTAAAAGCACCGTGCACAGCATCGGGTCCATCATCGTGAGCTCCCGAACCTTTTTCAAAGGCTAAGAACTGGTCAATAAGCACCTGCATATCCGCGTTTTTCTGCTCACTATTGAACCACACATTTTTGCGCTCAAAATAGCCCGCAAGGCTCTCTATACGGTCAAACTTATCCGCCTTACTTCGTTTGTCAGCTACTATTGGGATATAGTACCCCCGCTTGTCACCCTCGTTATTAAAATCAGAGACAAACTCGTCCATCGCAAAAAGCCCCTCAATCATATAACGAATGTTGTAGCGGTCTAACCGATACTTCTCATACTGGTCATACAGCCATTTAGCACAATGTGCACGGCTTTTTTGCTGCATATAGCACAACAGTATATGAAACTCCTTGCCTATATTGCCCACCAAAATCAAGGCCTTGTAGTCCGCATTTTCCTTATAGGAAAGGTCGCCGTAAAAGCACAAATTATCATACTTGGAAAGTGGCAATGCCTTTTTATACTGAATATCCTCATACTTAAAGATAGCCCCATCCTCTATGTGGGTGTGCATATACTCACGCATAAACGAGCGGTAAGGCATACTCTTAAACTTATTACGCCAGTACTCCGCCGAAGTCTTCTCAGGCCATTCAGGAGTAAAGTCCTGCAAGTTTTTCACCGCACACACCGTAAGTATTTTAAACTCTGTTTGCGGACTATCCTCATAACTACCCTCCTCCTTGGGTGTGTTAATCACCTCATTGAAGTACGTTTTAAGGCGGTTTGTGATTGAGTTTTTGTGGAAGTTATTGTTAGCAAACACAAAGCGTTCAGTAGCGTTGTCCTCACTGTCAAAACACCCCCATACATCTTCCGTAATATAATCTACACTTTCCCGCATAATACGGTCATTATGGATAGACTTCTTGCTATCCACATCATCTACCACTATATAGTCGGGGCGTTCTGCTTGCTCTCGTGCCCCTCGCGGGTTCTGCCCAAAACCAAGCGACATAAATCGCACCCCGTCATTAGTAACGAATGATCCGTCCGACCAGTCCCCCGCCGATGCCCGCTTCCCGTAATCATTCTGCAAGCGGTTGTTGTGTTCCAGCTGTGCCTGTATGCCCGACAGCAGCTTCTTAGCCTTAGGTTCAGTCTCCCCCACCAAAAGCATAAAACGCAAATCACCCTTAGCAAAGTACAAGTACAGCGGTATCCCCATATCTATATGCACCGACTTCCCCGCCGAGCGGTACATCTCGGCAAGCAAGCGCAGTCGCTTATTATCTACTATCAGCTTAGCCAACTTAGCGTGAAACCACGCACACTTCTGTTTGGCATAGTTAGGAAAATAGTACTCAAACCAGCGCACATAATCACCCTCCAAGTTCTTAATACGAGCCGCTTTTTCTTTGGCTGTTTCGTGTATATTTACCGAAGTAGCCTTAGCAATCAGCAGGCAATGTTTGTCGTAATCAGCTAAGAGTTTAGCGTATATCTTATCGTTCTTGCTCATTTTTTACTTTTAGTTGTAAGAATTGTTTGTGATACTTGGTACATTGAGCGGCAAAGCCCGCATCCTGTTGTGATATAAACATATCCAGCTCTTTCAGCACTTTATATACAGTAGTAGGGTCTGCCTGCGTTTCGCACCTATCCAATGCTGCCATTAGTTTACCTACATCAGATGCCGAAAAAGTAGGCTCTTGTCCATTCATTACCCTAATAGTCTCGGCTTGTAGCTTCTGTTTGATAATAGTAGGCGAGGCGTGGAAGTTCAGACGCTTGTCCTCCCAATCGTACTTCTTTACCCACTCGCCAATAGTAGCAGGGCGTACTCCGTAGAGCTCCGCCACTTCTGCTTGGGTAACCTCAATATTTTCAATGTAATATTGTTCAGCCTTAATACGTGTTTGTTCTTTTGTTTTTGCCATTTTTTTGTGGCAAAATTCCTACAAATAAGGCAATTAGAAAACAAGTTGTTCAGTCCTTGAACAACTTTGTTCAAAGGGTGAACAAAACTGTTCAGTCCTTAAACAACTATTTGCATACCCAACAGAAGCTCACGAATTTTGCCCCGAAAATGATTAACAAAAAATGAAAGCCTATGCCTAAATTTATATTGAACGATGAAGCAGTGGTCAATTCGCACGGCTTTCGGATACTTACCGCAGGAATTGACCTAACACGCTTCAAACTCAATCCTGTAATGCTTGACGGACACATTCGCAGTAATCAGACCGTAATAGGAAGCTGGAAAGACATTACCATTGAAGAGGGTAAACTTTTTGCCGAACCTTTGTTTGATATGGAAGACGAAAATGCTAAACTCATAGCTGGAAAGGTTGATCGCGGGGTTATCAGAGGGGCGAGTATGGGAATATATTTTTCAGAAAAGGATTTATCATATAAAGATAATGTGGTAACCCTTACAAAGTGTATCCTTGCTGAAGTCTCTATAGTAGCCGTACCGAGTAATGCTAACGCCTTGCGCCTACATATGGACGGCAAAGAACTTACCGAAAAAGAAATAAATGAGCTATGCCTATCATTGGCAGATAAAACAATTAACACAGATAACAATATGAAGTTACAACTTACACAATTAGCCTTAGTAGCTTTAGGTATGAGCACCAGCACTAAGGAACTATCAGCAGACGAAATAGAGTCTGCTATCTTGGCACTTTCTAAAACACGAGACGAACTGAAAGAAAAACTCACTCTTTCAGAAGAACAACTTAGTGCTTTTGTAGCCAAAGAAAAAGCACAAAAAGCTGCCCTTACCACTCAAATGCTTGACGAGGCAGTAAAAAGCGGTAAAATCACTGCCGACAAACGACAAACATTTGCCGATTTGGCAGCTAAAGACTTTGAGTTGGCAAAAGCTACATTGGAGGCTTTGCCTGCTAAAAAGAACTTTAGCACAGGAGTAACTACACCTGCAGGAACTACTGGCGTAGCTACTATGGACGATTTTCAAAAACTCTCCTTAGATGACAAATTGGCTTTCAAAAATAGCAACCCAGAAGCCTACCAAAAATTAGTAGCTTCTATTTAAAATCGTAGCACAGCAAGCAATTTAAATGATATTTAAAAAACTTTTAAAACAAAATTAACTATGGCAATGAATTTTCCAGAAATATGGGAGGCACGTGTACGACAAACCCTTTCACAAGGAGCCGATGCTGACTTCTTAGACGGCGTGCAAGAACTCGATGGTGATGTAACCCGAATGGGTGAACACAATGTGATTCATATCCCTACAACCGAGTTTGAACCCGAAGTGCTCATCAACAACAGCACCTACCCCCTCGCTATCCAAGACTACACCGAAAGCGAAGTTGTGGTAAAATTGGATAAGTACCAAACTAAACCTACTAAGGTTACCGACGACCAAACCATCGGGGCAAGCTACGACAAAATCGATGCAGTAACCCGTAGCCACACTAACAAAATCAATGTACGCAAGTATAAAAAAGCACTACACGCTATTGCTCCAGACAAAGATACCGCTGCTACCCCAGTCCTCACCATTGCAGGTACTGAATGTACCTACAACGACATTGTAGCCCTCAAAGCAAAATGTGATAAAGCAGGATGGCCGCTCAAAGGTCGCCGACTTGTCTTGTGCTATGACCACTACAACTCCCTCCTTAAAGATAGAGAACGTTTTGGCGACCAGCTTATCAACTATCGCAACGGACAGACAGCCCCAGTGATTGCAGGCTTTGAAATCAAAACCTACGAACAGCACCCTCACTACAATGCCGCAGGACAAAAAATCGCTTTCGACCAAGTGCCTACAAGTACCGATAAACCCGCTTCAGTAGCCTTTGTAGTAGATGCCGTACGCAAAAAAACAGGGCTCACTAAGCAGTATTATTCCGAAGACAAACAAGATACCCAAAACCAAGCAAACCTCTTGGCATATCGCCACTACTTTATTGCTTTGCCTTTGGAGAAAAAGTACATCGCCGCACTGAAATAATGTTTAACCCAAAAGGAGGGGAAGCCTCAGAAAAGCCCCAAAGTAACTCAATTAGCACGCTTTTTTCTGCAACCTT